CCGGAGAATGCTGCGGATCGACCAGTCGAAGCTCGCCCCGGATCCGTTCAAGCCGGTGGAGAACGTCAAACTTTCGATGGGTTTGTACATCGTGTTTGACCTCCCCAATGCCGGCTTTTCGAATACCGAGGCGATGTACCTGTATACGGGGTTCAAGACCCTGTATACGGGAACTTCCGACGCGTTGATCAACAAGCTGCTCGGCGGCGAGTCCTAGACGGACTCGTGCCGGCTTGCCTGCTGATAGCGGGTCGCCAATGCAAGATGATTCAACTACCAGATCCTCCGAAAGGAGGCATCTTGGTGTTGAACATCACGTCTCACCATCCAAACTTGGTGGTAGACGCCGTTACGATCACTCTCCCCGAAACTCCGTAACCCGAAAGGATACGGCAGTTATCGTGGCGGTGATCAATGCGGCTGCGTTGGTACTGGAAGCCCTACTCGTTGGCGGACATGTCTGCTAAACGAGCAATGGGAGTGAACGCAACTCAGATCTTCGTCGCTCAGATGCCACCCCCTGTTGAGGGGACTGACATCCATGTGACGTTGCGTATCGGTGGAAACCGATCGCAGGAGGTTGATAGAGCTATTCAGAATCTTTTGTTTGCGATTCGTCGCTTGCAAGAGATCTGTTAACTCACTTCCTCCGAGCTGAGTTGTTATGACGACAGAGCTAGGGATAGCCACCTTCTATAAAGGAGGGACTATGAAAAGCCTGACGTCACTCTGGTCCTGCATGGCCAAGGAATTGGCCATGCGATGTTGCACTAGCGCCACTCTCGACATAAACACTGTCGAGAGTCGGTTCGAACACGAGGGGCTATCGTTTTTGGCGATAACCCTGGCAGACTTTGGAAAAGTCATCCAAAAATGGCTTGACCAAGGTTTTGTCGTCCCTTCCGACGCTTCTTCTTTTAAGAAGAATCGTCGTACTGGTCTCCCTGCATTTCTGCAAGGTTTCCTTGGACGTGTGTTCGATCCTAGTAGTGGCGTGTTGCTTGACTCGCCGGACATCGAAGCAATTTTTGCTTTGCGCCAACTAACGTTGGTGTTTAGCAAAATCGCTCTCCCTCAGGAAACCCCGGGAGGGGTTTCCACTGGTCACGTAAGTGCCAGTCGTGAGAGACGTGCGATGTCCAGCTATGTCTCGTGTGAGCAGGAAGTTCGGTTGTCTGATGCGCGTTTGGATCCTTCTTATAAGAAGGATTTCATTCGCGTATCCAGGCTGCTTTATGGCGAACTCTTTGCGAAGATGGACAGAGATGTTCATCTTCGTCGAGTCGTCATGAAGCATGGCCCAGGCGCTGTAGCTGACCGCACTAGCAGTAATGCGAAGTGGGATCAGCTAACCTGGACCAATCGTCTTCAACGGGTTCTACCCGCTGAGGACCACCTCATTGTGAATGACTCCTTTGGGGAGCATCTCAATGAACGTGTGAACTTCCTCGAACCCGGTTCGGAGATTCCCGTAAGGGTTATCACCGTTCCTAAGTCGTTGAAGACACCTAGGATTATCGCGATTGAACCTACTGCGATGCAATATGCGCAGCAAGGTCTCTTGCGATCTTTCCTTGAAGCTTGGTCTGAGGATGGTTTCCTCCGCCAGCTTATCGGAATTGACGATCAGGATCCCAACAGGGAACTTGCTCGTTCCGGATCTCTCAGCGGAGATCTGGCTACACTCGATATGAGTGAGGCTTCCGATCGTGTCTCCAATCAGCATGTACTAGCTCTACTCGATGACACCCCCGAATTGCTCGAGGCTGTTCAAGCGTGTAGATCTAGGAAGGCTGACGTTCCTGGTCATGGCGTTTTGCGCCTTGCCAAGTTCGCGTCTATGGGTTCAGCTCTCTGCTTTCCCTTTGAAGCCATGGTCTTTGCGACCGTGATCTTCTTGGGGATTGAGCGTGAGCTCAACACTCCGCTGACTCGTAGAACTCTTAAGAGTTTTGCGGGTCAGGTGCGCGTCTTTGGTGACGATATTATCGTCCCCAGAGATCACGTGCTGTCCGTCGTGAGTGAGCTTGAAAACTTCGGTTTTCAAGTTAACTCCGACAAGTCTTACTGGACCGGAAGGTTCAGAGAGTCTTGCGGTAAGGAGTATTACGATGGCCATGACGTTTCAATTGTCAAGGTCAGGCGTGTACTCCCTACGCGACGGCGGGACGCAAACGGTGTAATTTCCGCTGTTTCGCTACGTAACCAGCTTTATTGGGCTGGTTTGTGGCAATCAGCGGCTTGGATGGATAGCTACCTAAAGAAGGTAATTTCTTACCTTCCGAACGTAGCGCCTTCCTCACCGTTGCTGGGCAGGGAATCAGTCCTTGGATATCAATTCCAAAGGCTGGATCCAAACACTCACAGCCCTCTAACCAAGGGCTGGTTTGTGAGTGCCAAAGTTCCTCTAGATCATCTAGAGGGACCTGGTGCCCTTCTCAAATGTCTCAGTGGAAAGCCATACCGTGGTTGGGGTTTCCCCAACCATGAGTATGTGCCTTCACACATNGACGCCGCAAGCGTTGATGATGAGCATTTGGAGCGTTCTGGACGCCCCAAGCGCGTCGACATCAAACTTGGGTGGAAGTCTCCCTTTTAGGGGGGAGACTGTGGCTTAGTGCCACGCGGGAGGTCTTTGTGCCTCTCCAAGCCCAGGTAGGATCTACTGTTAGGTAGTCCACCCGGAGCTTAGTTTAGCC